TTTAATTTAGATACAATTGTTATATTTTTGTTCTTACAAAATTCTCTTATATATGGTAACAGACCATAGTATATTTCACCACTTGCATATTTAAACAAACGAATTTTACCATCCCAATATCTACTTCTATATTGTGGCATAAACTTATAACCAGGCACCTCAAAGGTAAAGTGGTCACTAAGCTCTCTACGAATATCACTTTCCGCTTCTATGGAAAGATAGACTTCGTTTTTCTTTTCTAGGATTAAATACCGATTTTCAACCATTAATTAAATAGCGCCAGATGTAAACTTCCGCCATTCAATTGCGTCTTTAATTAAAAATCCTCTATTAGATATTTGTTTGATTGTCTTGTCTAGGAAATCACATATAGTTTTTAAATACTCTACTTTTTGTTTCACCTTTATGTAATCTTCGTCTGCTTCAATATACTTATCAACATCATATTTTAGAATTTTTAAATTGAATGGTTTAGTTTGATATACAGCTGGGTCTGCTTTCCCTGTGTAATATTCCCACTTATGTAATTTTACGATTGCTAAATCACTTTCGGTTTTAGAAAGTAATAGTCTAAATTTATTATAGTGTTTTAAAAATTCATTGTGTAGTTGAGGTGTCTTTAGAGCTTCTAAATCAAGCTCTGTATCATTAATCTTTACTTTTGTTTCTACGAGTTCCTGTAATTCTTCAAGTGTCATAATAAATCCAATGTTATGTTATTTTGTAATTGATATTATATACTACACTATATCTAGTGTTTTGTCAATAACCTATGATGTTGTAAGTACAGCTTTTTTGCCAACCTCAGCAAACTCATAGTACGAATATTTAAAAGTAACCGTTGAACTTATATAGTTAATATCGGTTGCTTGTTGTGAGAAACCTACACCACTGATTGCTGTAGGAAATATGTCTGTAAATCTAACTTCTTTAATTACATTATTTTTTGCTGATAAAATTGATAGTGTAGCGTCTGATAATGTACCTCCAGCAGGTATAGCTGCTGTTGTACTTTCTTTTCCTTGAACAGGAAATCTATCTCTTCCAGCAGCATTTAAAGTAGAGTAATCTTTATGGTCAACTGGAAATCCTAGTCCTCTTATCCAACCATATATTTCTTCATAATTTTCAAACTTTTCATCTACCATAAATGTAACTTGCAAGTCTCCAAAATCAAGTTTAGTACCAGGCAAAGGTATATCTCTTAAATTAGTTACCTGTGTGGCATTACTCATCTGTAGACTTGGTATATTAACCTCGGTACAAAAGTATTCTACTTTAGGAAGTTTTGTAATTTTAAACTTAAACTGCGCTGGACTAGCGTAATCTAGTTGTGTAGGTTGTCGTGTGATTGAATCTGTTGTTGTCATACTACTATTTATATGAGTTTTTAAACCAAAAAAAAGGCGAGATTTTTAGGTCCCGCCTTCTTTTATATCAGTTTACAGATTATGCAAGGTTTGTAACTTGTACTCTTCTGTAATATCTATTAGCGTTAGCAGCACCAGAACCGTCAATAACAGCGTCTGAACTAGAAGAAGCTTCAGCAAAAGGATTTGCTTGTAAGCCGTATCTTGTTTTGAAACCGATTTTCGGTTGGAAAGTGTCCTGACCAACAGCTCTAACCATTTGTAAAGGTACATATGGACAATAGAACATTCCTGCGTCATAAGGTGAAGTACCTTTATAACCAACTACATAAAATTGTTTAGCAGCTGTGTTTGCAGAATATGGGTCTATATACACTTTAAATCTACCGTTAAGAACACCAGCAAAAGTATTGCCTGTGTCATCAACATTTAGATTGTTATTAAGTGCAGGAGCATAGTCTAGGATGCCAGCCATTTGTAAAGCAGAAGCAACATCAGAAGAACATACGATTATGTTCCCTTTTCCTCTTCTCGTTCTTACAGCAATAGCGTTAGCGTCTCTTTCTAATTGGAACATAAGTCCTTTAAATCTTTCAACAGACCAACGACCATTTGAGTCAGTATCTAAATCAAAGATACCAGCGGCAGTTGTATCAGTCTGAGCACCTTTTTCTGCATTAATATAGATAGTTCTTACAACTTCTCTATTAATTTCAGCAAGGATTTCAGCAGAAAGAATATTAGCAAGTTCAGTTTCAGCGTCTAAGCCGTGAATTGCTTTAAGGTCTTGTGCTAATTCCATTGTGTACTCAGCTTTAAGTGCTCTACTTTTAGCAGTTACCGTTGACTTCTCAATTGAGAAAGCCATTTCAGCAAATGCGTTTCCAGAAGCGTCACCTAATGCTTCAGCCGTAGCTGTAGTCATTCCGTCAGCAGCAGTATAAGTGCCAGCAGAAGAATCATTTAGTACCGATGGATTTGTTTGTGAATTTGAAGATGTTCCACTTGAACCTGGAATGTTGCTATCAGCAGCGTTTCCAGAAAAAGCAGATTCAGCTTCGTCAAATAATGCTTCAGTTCCCGCTTGTGTTTTATATCTACTTCTCATAGCAAATATAAGACCTGTTGGGCCTGACATAGGTTGTACGCCTGCAATATCATAAGCGATAAGGTTAGGCATAGCTCTACGAACTAGTGAAATCAAAATTGGATCCCAATTAGCTACAGAAGCACCTGTTGCGTTGGCAGGAGCAGCTTCAGTCATAAATTGAGCGTCTTCGTTAAGCGCTCTTTCTTGGTTTTCCAAGATAACTGAGGTTACAGCTCGTTTATAACTATCCGTGATTTTCGGTAAATCAGGATGGTCTAATACTGGCTGCCATTTTTTTTGGTAGTTTTCAGATAAATACATATCTTTTTCCTCTCTCTATTATTATTTTACAGACAACTTAATGTCTTTTGTTTTACTAATAGCGGTAGTGTAAGCAGCCATTGCGTTAGATACCTCTGCTGTTTTGTCTACACCATTTGTATCGGCCACCGCATTATCTACTTCGCTGTCAGAATTAGCTTCTTTTTTATTACCAAAGTAAGATTCTTTAATAGTTTCTACTTTAGTTCTAAAAGATTCAGCGTCAGAATATTCAACTTCGTTAGTGAGTTTAGCAAACTTCTCTTTAGAAGTATCTGCTAAGTCATTAGCGACATCAGCTAAAATATCAGTTCGTTCAAACACATTCTTTTGTTTATTCAAATCAACATTTTTTCCGATTTCTTCATTAAGTTTTTTCTCTAACTCTTCAATCTTTGAAGCTTGGTCTTCTAACACATCATATTTTTCATCAGGTACATCAATATAGTGGTCTTCAAAAAGTTTTTTCAGACCGTTAATAAAGTCCTCAGCAATTTCTCCCTTGATACCTCTTTCAATAGCAAGTTCGTTTTCTTTCATCCATTCGTTAACAACATAATTTAAATAATTGTCAACTTTTTCAACTAGTGATGTTTTTGCTTTCGTACTTTCAGTTTCAAATTTCTTATTGTAGTCTGCTTCTAATGATTCTGTGATTTCTTTTACTTTAGATTTAATCGCAGCTTCAAAAATAGTAGCAGCCTTGGCTTTAAATTCTTCCGACAAGTCTTTTTCCCCAGAGGTTAAAGCGTCAATGTGTTCTTTTACATCAACTTCTTTTACTTTCAGGTCATCTTCCTTAACATCTTTAGAAGTTTCGTCTTTAGATTCTTCTTTTTTGTCATCTTTTTTGTCTAGGAATTTTTTAAGACCGGAAGGCAATTCTCCTTCGGAAATCTTCTCGCCATCAGAATCAGTTTCTTTATCTTCACCTTTAAGAGAAGGCATAGCGTCAGCTTTACCTTGGTTCTTTTGGGGTGCTTGTCCAGAAACTTCTTTAGTACTTTTGTTAGCTTTAGGGTTTTCGTCTGTAGGTTTAACTACAGCAGATCCCAAATCCTCAGCGTCATTTTTCAAAGGCGTTGGCTCACTAGCAACAGCGTTCTTTTTAGGAGCGTCTGCTACCGTGTTTTCGCTAACTACTTTTTCTGTTTCGGCCATATGAAGTTCTCCTTAATTTAAAAAAATAATTATTTTTTTCTTATGCTAGATATTTATAATATTATAATCTTTTAAGGAACGATTCAAATACTTTAGCCTTAGCTTCTGCAATTTTCAATCGTTTTGCCTCTTGGATGTATTGTTTATATTCTTCTAGCTCTTTTTGTTTAATTACACCGTTTTCCCACACCCACTCTTTACCTTCCATAATTCCTTCTACAAAAGCGTCAGGAGCACTCGGGTCTGCAACAATGTCAGCAGCAGTAGCAAGATAAAAGTCTCTTCCGACTTGTGCCTCACCATTTCTTCCTCTTTGTAATGAACCCATACCACGACTTGAAACGCCTAATTTAGCGCCCTCATCTATAAGATTTTTTACTATCTTACCATATGGAGTATCCATTATTTTTGCTTCACCGATAAAGTTGTTACCATCTGGAAAAAGTTTAGTAATCATATGACTAACTCTTTCTAGGTTAACCGTTGGTCCATCAGGATGTCCTAATTCACCAAACGCTCTTTTCTGTTCCACAAATTCTCTATTATATCTACTTACTTCTTTAGTAAGTGTTTCTTTAGGATAGACTCGTCCATTACGATTCTTAACTTCTGATTGTAAGAACACGCCTCTTATCTTATAATTCTTCTTACCAGACTTCAATTCTTCAGTAAAATACTCAACATTTTCTATGTGTTCTGTTATAAGTTTCATAATAGTTTATCTCTCTCTTTCCTTAATATTTATACAATTCCCTATCTAAATTCTACAACTAATGTGTAATTATCGTGTAAAGCAAAGTTCTTTGTAGACAAATATACATATCCTGTAGCACCTGTAGCGTTGTTAGTTATGTCATTTCCAGCAGTTCTAAAATCAAAAAAACCATTTCCTGATAATGTTAATGCTGTTGTATTAGCAGAAGCTCCTCCCCAGGATATTTCTACAGCTGATTTTGAGTTAGCTGTATTAATAGAATACCATACTTTGCCTACGCTTTTTGTTGCGTCAGCAGTCATAAAATTTGAAGTAGTTGGATTAACTAATACACTATCAGTTTCTCCAGTACCATCACTTATGTTTGTTCTCTTAACAACATACTTAACACCAGCTGTGTCAGCTATTACTTGCGTTGTTATTGCGTCTGCCATTTAATACTCCTATGCCGAACTTGCCGGCCCTAATTCTGTTTCTTTTTGTACTTCTACTGCCAAATTAAATTTACTTACTTCACTATCTACCGAGACACTTAAAGTTGTAGCCGTATCTAATTTTTGGTCTATAACTTTTCTAGCTTCTCCTTCTTTCAAACCCCAATTGCCAAACCCAGTTAAACTCAAAGTTTGGTCTCCGAGAGTTAGAGTCGCTGTCCCTGTTCCTCTTATCTCATAATATACATTAGCTAATGAAACGCTTGTGTCAGAACTGAATAAAGTTCCGCCATCTCCGCTTACACCACTAGCAGTTATAATTGCTTTTGTAGTGTCATCAACTTTTGTTGCGACAGCTAAAGTCATTACTACTCCTCAAAATATGTTTTAAGGTCAGCTTCAGCAACACCAGTTGCAGCTGATACTTCAGCAACTTTAGTTTCAATTATATTTACTAAATCTTGTGGTGCTGACCAGTCTACTCCATCCAAACCTTCAACCAATGTCTTAATCGCTTCTTTAGCAGAAGGTGCAAGAGCATTGTATTTGTCGCTTTGGATAAAACCTGATACATTACCAACAATACTTGATACCGTTAATGCCATTGTTATTCTCCCGTTTGTGTTTCACCAGACTCAGCAGGTGCTGTTTCAGCAGGTACCGTTTCGGCAGGTGCCGTTTCGGCAGGTGCGTTCACAGGCACAGCTTCTGGTGTCATTGCGTTTTGGACATCAGCTTGTGTAGCATTTTGTGTCAATGGAGCCGCAACATTTGGTTTTGGATCCGAATGAGGTTCTGCAACATCGCCTTGTCCTGGTGTTAGTGTTTTCGTCATAACATCTTTAGCAGCATTAAATAAACCAGAGGCATACTGCTTTCTACTTGCGTCTAAAGCGTCTCCTACTTTATTTCTTAATGCGTCTTTAAACTCTTCACCTGCACCCTTATTATCTCCACTAGCAAGCTTATCAACAAAGTTTGTAGTAGCAGTTTTATTTGATTGGTCAAAAAAACCTTTAGGTGACATAGTTGCACCAGTTGTTTTTGTTTCATTATCAGCCATTATTTTTCTCCTTTTATATTATTTCATCAGGGTCATTGCCTAGTACACTTGTTTGTGGACTTGCAATAATACCATCATCTATTTCTTTTTTAATTTGTTTATCTATTTGTGAAATTTCTCTTTCAGATTGTTTAAGTATATTTTGTCTAACATATTTAACTGAAAAATATTTTCCCACATAATCTCTAACATCATTAGCTAAACCTATTCTTTCTCTTAATAGTTCAGCATTTTTTAGTTCAGAAAAGTGGCCATCAGCAAGAAAGTCATATTTGATTTTCTCTTTAACAGCAACCCAATCGTCTTCATTTATGATTGCTTTTAAAACTAGTTGTGTTCTAATTAAATCATTAAATAAATCTGTAAATTTCTTACGCAATCTTTGTACAAATTTTGTAAATTTAAGTTCGTCTCTAGTAATTTCAGTTGTTCTTCCTAAATTAAAACCTTGACTTGCTTCTAATCTACTAATTGGTACATTTAGAGAACGGTATAGTTTTCTTTGGAAATATTCTATATCCGCTATTTCACCTAGATTTTGTCCACCTGGTAAAGTTTCAATACTTGTTCCTCTACCACCTTCTCTACTTGGTAACCAAAAATCTTCAAGCATAGACATATAGTTTCTATCGTCTCTAATTTCTCCTGTACTTGCGTCATAAACAAGTTTGTTTCTATATCTTGCCATAACATCACGGAGATATTGTTCTGCTTTTGCTTTTGGTAAATTACCAACATCAATTTTAAAAATTCTTCTTTCAGGTGCTCTTGCTATTCTGTATATAACAACAGCGTCTTCTATCATACGCAATTGATTTACTGGTTTAATTGCCTTGTGCATATAAGACATAACCATATTTTTATTTAAATCAACTAATCCAGAAGGACAAAAAGTTATAGCGTCTGGTGCAATTTTTATTCCACCACCTGCCATACCTGGACCTGCAACACCCTTTTCATTATATAAAAAGTATTCGTTATAATCGTGTATAACTTGAATATTTGCTATTGGTACAGGTCTTCCTTTTTTAATTTCTCTAATCTTTTTAATTTTTCTTGGGTCAATATATCTTAATTCTGTAATACCTCTAACAGGAGATTCTCTATCAATTATTTTATGATAGTAAATTCTTCCATCAACATACCATCTACGAAATATATCGTGTCCCTTTGTAGAAAAATTAAGTAGTCTTAAAACTTCTTTAAATTCGTCTTCTATTTTTCTTTTAATCTGGTCTGAAAATTCTGTATCAGACAAGTCCAATCTTACCGGATCCTTTTCAATCTCATTAGCCACAATTGCTTCATTGACAATATCCTCTACTGCCATATCGCACTCTGGGTGAATTGAAATCTCTCTATACCTACGAATTAAGTCTTGCTCAGTTTTGGCCGTACCTTCCATATCCAGGTACTGACCAAAGTAACCTCCAGCGGCGACGGTTTGTGTACCGTCATCCGCTTTAGGTTGAGTAAAACTTTGCTTCGGGTCTGGAGTTTCTTTAACTCTAGTAATTTGAAAACCGAAAAGTTCTGCCATTATATT